GACTCAACCGACCGTTTGGTGTTCATTCTACGCCCAGGCCTTCGGGCTGGACGGAAAAGGATGAGCACTACATATATTGGGGTGAGATCCTAAGGATCGGCATCCCATGCAATGCATCGTCAAGGGCACTCTTATAGATGTAGCCCCTGTCGGATTCAAAGTAGAATTCCTCAGGATATCCTACTTTGTAAAAGAATGCTGGCGGTCTCTGACCGATCAGCTTCTCGAACCTTTCGAAGCTCAAAGAGCTTTCTCCGGTATAGATCAGGTCCCAAAGCTTGGCGTACCTGATCTTCAGTTTCTCCGTATTATACGGAGAGAGTTTTTCCCTTCCAAGGAGTATCTCCTTGAAGAGAATCGGGCGCATGAGTTCATCTATGATGTCCTCCTCGCCTTTCCATCCCTCGGCCCATGCTAGGTCGGCGATGGTTTTTGCAGAGTGTTGGCCCTCAGGGTCAAACTCTGTACGTACTTCTTTCCACGTCATACGCAGGAAAGAGGTTTTGATGACCGTCTCAAGATGGTCATTCATAAGGGATACATCTGTCTCTCCGAGACGATAACCCCTAAAGCTGTAATTAGAAAGTAACTTTCTAAGCAGCCTTACATTTTCGTGCCCTCTGGGCTCGTCCATGTCAACATCCTCCATCACTGATAATGTCAGTGTTGGAAGTTTGTCATATAACTTCCGGGTTTCGCCCGGAAGGTATAGATCTAATCCTCCCCATTGAACGGGGAGCATTAGTTGCCAGTACACTCCTGAGGAGCGATCAGGCAGAAGAGACCCCATTCTTTGAAAGAACCGGTCTCTAACCATCCGTAACCACTTCGAATCGAAGTGGTCCGGATTCATCCACTTTAGGGTTCTACCCAACGAGAGGCCTTTGCCAATGGCAATGTTCCTCTCGGCCGAGACCTCAAAGGCCTTGGAAAGCGGAGATAGAAGTCTCACCTTGACTGAGTCAACGAAAGGTGAGGCTTCATACCCGCTAGTAGATTCGTTGATACTACTAGCAGAAAATCCTCTCAGTATCTCAGGTACTGTCAGGACTTTTTCGCAGTATTTCACAAGTTTTGCTGAAATACCGTGTTTACCAATCGAGATTCGCGACCCACAACGTAGGTGGCAATCAGTGATAAGCCCCAGGTATTGCCGGGGGCCTACCGCGAGGTGATCATCACCTCCGATATGGTATGAACGCCACCCTTCCTCCTTGTAAAAGGATTGGGTGAGCGGGATACCTTTGTAGGTTCGAAGAGCATACTCCTCGACTACAAGGTTAAGTATGGTGAGTATTGCCTTTGTCAAAGGCTCACCCATCATAATTCCACGTGTCTGGAACTCGGATACTCCGTGTTCCGATGTGAAACATCGACTTGTGTTTAGCAAGTCAAGACACGTTTCGATGTGCCGCGACCTTAGGCCGACACCTCGAATAAATCCCGAAAGGATCGTAGATCCTATAACCTTCGGGATACAGTCCGTGGCCTCTGCGAGGTCCGAACTAAGACAAGCCGATCCCTCTGGGAACGTCTTGTTCTGAAGCAGATAAAGGGCCTGCCAGGCCTGATCTGTTCGAGTGAGACTACTTCTACAAGAAGGATGTCTCCCCAAGAAAGCCTTCAACGAGTGTGATACACTCTGCTGAAGGATATTAAGCCAGTAGGGACCTGTGGTCACTATTCTGGCTTTATAGCCGGGCTCAGGTACTGTCAGTACGCGGCATGGAATGCCGAGCCCGGTACGCTTCCAGTCTTCCCATTCTAAGAATGCGACGGCTAGAATTTGATTACCAATGGATTCGTCGAATCCTTGGTAGTAAGGATGCTCTTCTTTGAAGCGCTCCTCGAGTATGACTTCTGCGAAGTCTACATCTGGATAATGGGTATACTCAGTATCCCTACACCAGAAACGCCACCTAGGGCGGCCCTTAGGGCATCTTAAGGTGGCCCAGGGAATCTCGATAACTTCGTCATCGTTTGGAGATACACATAGTGTCTTCTCCAGTGCTTCCCTGATTTCAGCGCCTCTACCACCGTTTTTGACGGTTTGGTAGTAGCTCCCCGCTGCACTCAAAGAGACATGGGGGGATATACCCAGTTTACCTGGGAGTCGCTTACACTTCTCCCCGACTCGCTCAGCGATCAGAGATATTGTGTTTAACCATGAAGGATCGACCTTATAGGGGTCCTCAATGGTGCGGAAGAATTTCTTGAGAGATTCTTCTTCAGCTTTCTTATCGCCACTTGCAAAGTGACGGGTTGAAGTAAGATGAGCAAACTTCTCTGCGAGAACTTTGCTTGTATCTCCCGTCAACATCGCGACTATGTCGGGATGGTACGAGAGTCCCCTCCAGAAGAAATTCTCTGGAGAGGGAAGAGGGAGCTCAGTTTCAAACTGAGCCACTCGATTGTACAGGAAGGAGCAAAACTCTTTCCAGTGCTTCATGACGGGTCCTACTCCGTAGGATCCCACAGAAAGTATCTTCCGGATGATCTGGAAGATACGTTTACGACCCACGTTGTCCTTATGGAACATCGTAGAGTCGAATAGGAGTATTGTGTCTAAAAAGGCATGGACTGAGTCCTCAATCCTCCTAATTTCGGATACGGACCTGCTTAGCAGGATCCGCGAAGATTCAAAGCCCATCCCGAGGTTGGATTCCAACCAGTGAATGCGCTTTAGACGTAGAGACTCCCTCTCAGAGGGAGCTCTATAGTTATTCCGTCCTGCATACTTAATATCCAGGATAGAAAAAGTACGATGACCTAGAACATAGTTCCCGTCATCATGTACCACAGGCACGTAGTGCCTGGTAGAATGAACACCCCGGCCGGCTCCCGAAGGTAACCGGTTTTCAAGGTGGGTCATTCAACGGTCGGATTGCT